CTTTATGGAAGAAATTAATAGTTTCTTTAGAAAAAGTAAGAAAAAAACTTCAAGAGATTTAATGGGTGATGAGTTTTCACAAAAGATACTGGAATATGTAAACATATTTCCTAATAAAAAGTTATCTTCTGGAAAATATGCCCGGGTCAATCCTAAAAATCTTGAGAGCACATTTAGATGGTTTTTTGAAACTTATGACTATGATTGGGAAACTATTATTTCAGCCACAGAAAGATATGTTGATGAGTACAGTTTGAAGAATTATGAATTCATGAGAACTGCCCAGTATTTTGTTAGAAAACAGAATATGGATAAATCTTTTGACTCTGATTTAGCAACATACTGTGATCTAAAAAAGTCAGGTTATGATGATGATAACTATGACGCATTTAAAGAATTAGTTGTATGAGAAAATTTATGCTCATTATAATTGCTATAGTGGGAAGTTTATGTGGGTTTGCTCTTGTAGACTTATTTATTTTGAAGATAACCATTGTTCAATATTTATTTATTGAGGTTATCATATCAGGATTCCACTGGCTTTATAACAAAGCAAAAAAAGATTTATTAACCAATCCAAACTAATAGTATGGCAGAATTATTCAATGGCGCACAGCCTTTATTACCAGTAAGTGAGAGAGATGCTCTAGAAAAAGCAATTCAGAAAATCAGAGCAAGAAGAAAAGGTGAGCTTAAATCTCTTAAAAGTGCATGGCCAAAATTTAATGATGCCTTCTGTGATGGATTAGAGTGGAGAACTATCACTGTAGTAGGTGCTAGGCCCGGGACCGGGAAGACTCTATTTATGGAGCAATTGATCTCAGATATAATTGAGAACAATAAAGATCAAGATTTTAGAGTCTTGAAGTTTCAGATGGAGATGCTTGATGAGACCAATGGTGTTAGAAAGCTGAGTATGAATGTAGGATCTGATTACAATACACTAATGAGTAAGGGAGAACCTGTTGATGAAGCAGTTTATTGGAAATGTGTAGAGTTCTATAACAAATCTAAAGAGAATGACTTCATTGATGTGGTATATGATGCCTGCACAGTAGATGAAATGTGTGCTACCATTGACTATTATGTTAAAAAACACAAGAATGAAGATGGCACCTTTCCTAATGTACTTGTTGCAATAGATCACTCGGCTCTATTTAGAGTTGGTAAGGGACAGAAAGATAAATTTGATATGCTTGGAGCATTGGGAGAAGCGCTCACAATGATGAAAAAGAAATATCCAGTTGCCTTTGTTGTATTGAGCCAACTAAATAGAAACATTGATGATGTAAAGAGACAAGAAGAAGGCAGTTACGGTAATTATGTGTTAGACTCTGATATCTATGGAAGTGACTCATTACTGCAACATGCAGATGTAGTTCTAGGTATTAATAAACCTTCTGTACGTAGATTAAAGCAATATGGACCTGAAAGATATTTGATTAGTGACCCTGACACATTGGTGTTCCACTTTCTTAAATCTAGAAATGGTGTTACCAGAATTGCTTTCTTTAAACTGGACAGAACTACAATGCGTATTATAGAAATTGAGCCTCCAGGACAAGCAACAAAAAAGTTAGGACTAAATTAAAACAATGCAAATGAGTATTAGAAAAGAAAAAGAAAATGAATTCTTTGTGCATCACATTGAGACATTTAGAAAACTAGGATTGCCTGATCCTTTCTTTACTATTAAGACAGCATTTTTCCAGAAAGGTAAGTATGGAAGACAAGTGCAGTTTTTTCAGTGGGAACTTGAAAAAGATCAGGACATCTATATAGAGTTCTATGATAATGTGACTGACATGAACAACAAAGTTGTTGATATTAAACCAATGAATGCTGACAGACAGTTATTTAAGTATAAGCTCAACAAGTATTTTGCTGAAGAGTATGAGAAGAAAGAGAGTATAAACTCTCAAGGTGAGCCTTATTACACTTATACTGTTCCGGTAAATGAGTTGCTAGCTGTTCTAAAAGATGGAACTGAGATTACACATGCTCTTTATGAGAAAAGAAAGACTGCACAACCTGAAACAGAAGAAGGTTTACCAAGACTTCAGAAAACTTTAACTCCAAATCTTTTCCCAGATTTTGAGGAACAGTATCCTAAAAAAGAAGATGAGGTGCCATCATTTGATCTAGAGAGCAAACCTGTAGCTGAAATATCTGGTAAAGATGAATCAATTATGGAAATATGTAGAAGAATTTCTGCTGACTTTGATAAATTAGCAGTAGCCTTATCTAAAATAAAATTGATATGAGTATAGTATTGCCAACTAAAAAAGTTAAAGCAGAAAGAGTTAATCCAAAGAGATTAATCATTTATTCAAAACCAAAGACTGGTAAGACAACAGCTTTTGCTGGTCTTGAGGATAATTTTATAATAGATCTTGAAAATGGTTCAGACTATGTTGATGCTCTTAAGATTAAAGTAAACAGTCTTAAAGAATTACAAGAGGCTGGTAAAGCTATTAGAGATGAAGGTAGACCATATAAGTATGTTACTATAGATACAGTAACTGCATTAGAAGAAATGGTTATGCCACTTGCTATTAAGCTTTATCGCGGAACTTCAATGGGTAAAAACTTTGATGGAGATAGTGTAATAACTTTACCCAATGGTGCTGGTTATTTGTATATCCGTCAAGCATTCTTTCAAGTTTTAGATTTTATTGATACCTTAGCGCCCCATATTATTTTATCTGGACATATTAAGGATGCTCAAGTAAATGACAAAGGTGATATGGTATTATCTGCAAATATTGATTTGACAGGTAAAATTAAATCTTTGATATGTGCTAATGCGGATGCAATTGGCTATATGTATAGAAAAGGTGACAAAACCTACATTAATTTCAAAACTAATGAGGAAGTTACCTGTGGTGCAAGACCAGAGCACTTAAGAAATGAAGAAATAGTAATTTCTGAAATGATTGATGGTGAGTTAAAAACTTACTGGGACAAAATTTACATTTAATATTAACAACAAAAAAAAACAAAATGGGATTAAGCACAACAGACTTAGCAACGGGCTCAGGAATGCCTAAGACAATTGCACCAGGCAATCATGTATTAAAAATTAACAGCATTGAGCTTGAAGATTTTAAATTTATTGATGGAGCAAAACATATGATTCTTCATGTTGAGACAGAACCAATTGATGGTTTTGAAGGCTTTATGATTGACAAAGATGATGCAAGTAAAGGTCACTATGCAGGTCAAATTGGTAGAGTAAAAGCTAGTCAATATGCATATGCAGATGGTGAAACTAAATCTGGTCAAAAGATACAAAGAGATAGATCTATTATGATCTTCTTACAAAATCTTTGTAAAACTGCCGGAATGAATGATTGGTTTGTTGCTCAAGATAATCTTCATGAAACTATTGAAGACTTAATTGTTGCATTTAACAAGACAGCTCCATTCAAAGATAAATATCTTGAATTCTGTGTTGCTGGTAAGGAGTATGTTGGTAAAACTGGCTATACAAATTATGACATGTATCTTCCAAAAGGAGAAAAGAACAAATATGCCTATGGAGACATAGAAGCAGGTAAAGTTCTTGTTTATAATGAGGCAACTCATTTGAAAAAAGTAGAAACAGCTGAAGTTAAAAACTTTGGTGATGAAGATGATAGTGTAGGAGACTTTAATGTTTCTTCAAAGTCTTCATCTGACTTCTCATTAGACTAATAAGTTTAAGGGGGGAGTCATGTGCTCCCCCTTTTATTTTTAAAGTGGTGCTATGATTTCAACAAAAAATTTGGTTTCTGACATATTTGAAGTACCAAGAGAATGGGTGTTTGAACATTACTTAGAACTTACAGAAAGATTGGGTGGACAAAGTGTAAAAATTAAGTCTGTATTTAATCTTAGTGAAAAAACACCATCTCTGTGTGTTTATTTAGATGATAGAGGAATCTATAGATTCAAGGATTTTTCATCTGGTAACTGCGGTGATGGATTAAGTCTTGTACAGAGCATGTTCAATCTACTTTCTAGAGGTGCAGCAAGTAACAAAATTTTAAATGATTATAACACTTTTATTCTAGACAATGAGTATAGTGCAGTCAAAGAGTATACAGCCCATGCAAAATATCAGGTTCATGACTTTGAGATGAGACACTGGAATGTGTTTGATCAAAGATTCTGGATGAGTTTTCAAATTGGTTCTAAAACTTTGGACAGGTATAATATAGTTCCTTTACAATATTATACTATGAGAAAAGTAGATGAAGTAGGTCTTATCTTTGATATAAAGATTGATATAAACTTTATCTATGGTTACTTCAAAGAAGATGGTACTCTGTATAAAATCTATCAACCTAAGCAAAGAGATAAGAAGTTTGTTAAAGTAAGAGACTACATTCAAGGCTCTGAACAACTAACAGATGCTAAGTATCTTATTATTCTTTCTTCTCTTAAGGATGTTATGGCATTTACTAGACTTGGTATTAACAATATTGAAGCCGTTGCTCCAGACAGTGAGAACAGTATGATTCCTGAAAGTTTTATAAAAAAAGCAAAAGCTAAATACAAGAAGATTATTATCATGTTTGATAATGATGAGCCTGGTTTAGAAGCCGCTAAGAAATATAAAACTAGATATGATTTAGATTATATTAATCTTCATATGTCTAAGGATCTTTCTGATTCTGTAAGAGATCATGGAATTGAAGCTGTAAGAGAACAATTGTTTCCTTTAATTAAACAAGTGATATGAAAAATACAATGTATAAGTATGTTTTTAGACATAAATTAACAAAAGCAAAACTAACTTTTGAAAATAGATCTATAGAAGAAGCTATACAATTATTAGCTATAATGGTCAGTACTGTTGCAGACTGGGATATGAAAAGACATAAACATACGTAGTATGAGTTGGATATACAATGGTGTAGAGTTTACTCAAGATAACATACCTGAAGGCTCAGTAGGGTTTATTTATCATATGTCTGTAGTGTTAAATGGAAATACTTATGCTTATATAGGCAAAAAGAATTTCTTTGCTAATATAAAAAAGAAGCTTAGTAAAAAAGCTTTAGCATTAGTTACTGATAAAAGATTAAAAACATATACAAGAGAACAGAAACCTAACTTTATGAATTACTATAGTAGCAATCAGCAACTAAAAGAAGCTCACAAAGCAGGATGTAAAATTAAAAGGGAAATTCTAGTAATATGCTATTCAGCAACTGAATTGACTTATCAAGAAGTAAAGCATCAGTTTAAGTATGAAGTGCTTGAGAAAGAAGGATATTTAAATGCCAACATTCTTGGTAGGTTCTATAAAACAAAATAATTATGACAGAAAATGAAATGACAGGCCTCTTACTTAAGTTGGCTGATCTTGGTATTACTGGTATTAAAGTAAAATATGATGGTGGAGGAGACTCCGGTGCCATAGAATGGATTGGATATACAACAGAAAAATGTGATACCCCAGGAGATGTTAGTGATAATATAAATGATTGGGAAAATGATTCAAATTTAGCAGAGTTAGATTCAAGTGCTTATTCTTTAATTGAATATTTTGCTAATGAAAAACTTCTTAGTGATATAGAAGACTGGTGGAATAATGAAGGTGGTTTTGGTGAATTATGTATATGTGTTCCTTCAGGAAAATATATTATAAACAATAGTGTAAGAATTATTGATTATGAAGAATATTTTCATAATGGAGATTTATTAAGTAAAACAGAAGAATAATGATAGATTTTGAAAATTGGTTAGAGGATCTAGATATCCAAACATTAACAGATGAGCTTAAAAAAGAAATACTTGAAAGATTAGAAGATGCATGTAAAGATGCATATGATGAAGGCTATTCTGAAGCTAAAGATGATATGTTAAATTATTTAGATAATATATAATGGCACATCCTTGGCAACATGCTAAATCCTCAGCTAAAAAGTTTGGAGGTTTTCCAATTGATTACATAGATATTCATAATTGGCTAGATGAAACTAAGGCTTGGATTGGACATAGTATGCATAGAATGTTCCGACATCATAGTGAAGGAATATTTGAATGTGAGAAAAAGTTTGGACCAAGTTTTGAAAATTCAGATGGTAAAACTGTATATACAAGATATGTTGCTGAACAACATGTTAAAGAGGATTGCAATGGATACATTCCAAGTGCTAAAGAATGGGTTAAGATGATTGAATCTGGAAAACCTGAATTATGGGCAATAAAAACATTAAAAATGGAAGACTGATGAGTAAAATAAGATTTGACAAAGAAGAAACAAAGAATTTATTAGGAATGCTAAAATCTACAGATAAAGAAAATCATACTGTAGCATTTGAAGCTCTGAAAAATGCAGATCTGAAAGAGTATTTGGGTGAGTTACTAGTACTATATAAGTACGCAAAATTACCCTTAAGTGAATGGGAAAAGGAGTGTCCAAAAGCATGGGTTATTATTAATAAACATGTAGATTCTTCAAATGCAACAGCTTTAACAAGTGGTAAATGTCTGTCTATAATGACAGAAACAAAAGCAAGTAAAGCTTCTATGGAATTGTATCTAGAACATTTTGTTATAGATATGGTAGGGTTTCTAGAACAACTAGGATACCCGGCTGATAAATTCAACATTAATATTGAACTGAAAGAATGACAAGAAATGAATCATTAAGCAAAGCAACTAAAGACTTGATGTTGAAAGAACCTTATTATGGTATCTTTCTTATCATGTTGAATAAGTTTTGGAGCAAAAGAGTGCCAACAGCTGGTGTAAGTAAAATGGGTATAAATTATCAACTAGAAATCAATGAGGAATTCTGGGATAAATTACCTGAGTTACACAAGCTTGGTATCTTGAAACATGAATTATTGCATATAGCCTTTGGGCACCTTAGCATGTATTTTAAATTTTCTGACAAGAAAAGAGCAAATGTTGCTATGGACATGGAACTTAACCAATATATTGAAAATGGTTGGCTTCCTGGAGATGACATGAATGCTGATCAGTATCAACAGTTAGTTGATGCAGTAAAAGCTAAAGTAAAACAAGGTCTAGAAGATGGATCTATGACTGAAGAGCAATCTAAAGCTGAGTATGATGCTATTCCTCCTAGAGGTATAATCTTTGAAGATTATGCTGATAAAGGTTGGGATGCAAAAGCAGGCTCTAGATACTATTATGATAAGTTGAAAGAAGCACAAGATGAAAAAGATCAGAACGGCACTTGTGGTAATCCTCATCTTGATCAACTTCTAGATAATATTCAAGGTGGTAATACTCCAGATCATAGTACATGGGAAGAGTTTGATAATCTTAGTGAAGCTGAGCAAAAGTTGTTAGATAAGCAAGTACAAAAACTTTTATCTGATGCTAAAGAGCAGACTATTAAGAAACGTGGAACTGTTCCTGGAGAAATTGAAGGACTAATAGAAATTGAAGAAATAGTTCCACCAAAATTTGATTGGCGGGGTTATATCAGAAGATTTACTGGTGTTAGCACTAGAGTGTTCACTAAAAAGATCCGGAGAAAAGAAAACAGAAGATTTTCTGATAATCCTGGTCTTAAAATAAAAATGAAACAACATATGTTGTTGGCCATTGATACTTCAGGTTCTGTAAGTGATGCTGAACTAACAGAATTTATGAATGAGATTCATCATATTTATAAATCTGGTGTTGATATTACTATTGTACAGTGTGATACTAAAATTAATAGTATTGAAAAATATACTGGTGAATGGGAATTAAAAGTTCAGGGAAGAGGTGGAACTTATTTTGATCCCGTCCTAGAATATTTTAATGAGCATATTAAAGAGTTTACAAGTCTTGTATACTTTACGGATGGTGAAGCTAGTGCAAATATTAAACCCAAAGGAAATGTTCTATGGGTGTTATCTGAAAGATCAAGTATGAATGAAGACCTTCCGGGAAGGGTGATTAAATTAGAACTTTAAAAATTAAAGCAATGTCAAGAAAAAAAGTAGAGAATTCACAAGTATTGTTGAATGTTGATGAGTTAAAAGATTTCATCAAACACATGGTTAATAATAACCAACATATTCAAAAAGAAGGAAAAGTTCCTGTAGCAATTAATATTGAAGGTGATGCTGGACTTGGTAAAACTTCAGCTATTATGCAGTTGGGTAAAGAGATGAGCATGCAAGTTGTAAAGCTTAATCTATCTCAGTTAGAAGAATTAGGTGACTTAGTTGGTTTTCCTGTAAAAGAATTTGAAATACAAAATGCTGAAGGTAAAACTACCTGGATAAATGAAGCTCAGATTGATGCAGCTGTAAAGAAAGGATACAAAGTTGTTGGAAAGAGAATGTCACATGCTGCTCCTGAATGGATTCAGGGTAAAGGTGAAGGTGGCTTCTTGATTCTTGATGATTATACCAGAGCTGACCATAGATTTATGCAAGCTACCATGGAAATCTTAGACAGACAAGAATATGTATCATGGAAACTTCCAAAGAACTGGCATGTAATCTTGACTACTAATCCAGACAATGGTGACTATAATGTGACTAGCTTGGATGTAGCTCAAAAGACAAGATTTATCTCTGTGGGACTAAAATTTGATAAAGATGTATGGGCAAAGTGGGCTGAGACAACTGCTATTGATGGTAGATGTATCAACTTTATGCTAATGCACCCTGAGCTAGTAAACCAAAGCGTGAATCCAAGAGCAATTACAACTTTCTTTAACGGGATTAGTTCTATTCCTAAGTTTGAGGATAAGTTGCCTCTTATTCAAATGATTGGTGAAGGCTCAGTAGGAGTAGACTTCAGTTCCATGTTTACTATGTTCATTAATAATAAATTAGACAAGATTATTTCCCCGGAAGACATCTTGACTAAAGATGAAGCATACGTAATGGGAGCATTGAAGAATGCTGTTGGTGTAGATGATGACTTTAGAGCTGATATCTCAAGTGTAATTGCTACACGTGTGATAAATTATTCTTTGCTACATGCTGAAAGTAATACAGTAACTGATTCAATTGCTAACCGTCTGATTAAATTAACAACAGACTGTGCTGCATTTAATGATGATGTGAGATACTTAATGATCAAGGAGATTGTTAATGGAAACAAGCTTAAATTCTCTAAGCTAATGATGAATGCTGATGTTGTAAAGATGGCTGTTAAGTAAGTGAAGCCTCAAGCTTTTCCAAATTAATAAACCATTTTTTAACTCAATACAAACTTGAGAGGGACATTAGTGTCCTTCTCTTTTATTTATTAAATATGAGTAAAACAATTTTAAACTTTAGCTCAGACTTGGGTTACTGGTGTGATGACTTTAATGACATGCCAGATGCAACAAGTTATACTATATCTGTTCTTCTTGGAGAAGTTGGTAGTGATAAAGATCTTATCTTGCCTATTTCTAAATCAGATTATGTTCCTACAAATGGAGACAAGGTATTTTTCTTACCTGGTGTCACGGTTCCAAGGAATAAATTTAAAAATCTTTGTGATGAATCTGGTATAAGAACAGTAAGAGATGCAGCAAAAGCAAATATCTTTGTTGCAAATAATAATACCTTAAATAAAGTTGTAACATCAACTTGGGCCTACAAAATTAAAACATCTGATTTTATAGCATTGACAGAAATTAGTAATTTTAAAGATGCTTTGGATGATCATCATTATCAAAAGATTGTTGATGCCTTAGAATTTTATACAGAAAAAGATGTATTTGTTGATAGACCTACTTCTAGACTTATCATGAAGTATGTTTATAAGCAAAACCGTGAACCAAAACAAGAAAAAATAACTTCTGTTCTTGAAGAATTTAAAGTAATAGTTGATCTTGCAAATCAAGCTTCTGTATATGATGAGTCAACAATCATTGACCAGTTAAATGGTGATGAAGCTGCCGTTATTGATCATACTGTTTATAATCAACTAAAGGTAATGCTAGAGAGTTCTGATAATGACAATACAGTATTGGCTATGGAAGTTATGGCAAACTGTAAGTACAGTGCAAGTCTGGTTCATTTAATAATTCTTTTCTATTATCATGGGGATGTATTCTACAATAGCCACACTAAAACTCATGTTAACTTTAAATCTTTATTGGGTTGGTTAGGACTTAGTCATACTAGACCTTACTTTAGCAGTGATGAATCAATTAATGCTCTTAAAGAGAAAGGTCAGCTTACTCCTGATAAACTAAACACTTTGTTAAGTTATATTGGTGATGATGTTGCAAGAAGAGGGGATACTTCAACCTTTAAAATGAAACACATTACTTTATCTCCAGAACTCCTTGCAGAAATGAATGTTAATTATTCATATCAAATGCAATCTGAATTTGAGGAAACTCTTCCTGAAGTTGAAGAAGAGGTGCTTGAAATCTCTGATGAAGATATCTCAGAAGCATTTGCTAGAATTGAGCGTAATGAACTTAAAGAAGAGTTAATTGCTTTAGAAGCTAAGGAAGATTTAGAGGCAGTTAAGGAAGAAATAGCTTCAGAAGAAGATATTGCTCATCAACTCTATGGAGTAGACAATGATAACATAGAAGTTTCATTAACTCCAGAACCCGTATCAAATAACAATCAAACAACACAAGCAAATGAGTCAGATGACTTTGAATGGTTCTGATGAACTAGAATTATTCTACAAACAGAAGTTTTTCTTCAGTTATAGTGGAATTAATAAACTATTATTTTCTCCTATAGCATTTTACAATCACTACATTCTTAAACAAAGAGAGGATAGTACAGACGCGCATCTGGTAGCAGGGCGTGTTCTGCATTGTCTTTTATTAGAGCCAGCTAAGTTTGAAAATGAATTTGTAGTGCTACCAGGTAAACTCCCTAGTGGAAATAACAAAACAGTAGTAGATGACATTTTCAAGTATCATGTGACTCTTGGAAATAATACTTTACTATTAGAAGATTACATGCCAGAGATTCTTACACAACTTCTTGCAATGAATCTGCATCAAGCATTAAAGACTGATCAACAGAGGATAGAAAAAATCCTGACAGAAGAAAACAAAGAATATTTTAAGTTTCTGAAAGTAAGTTCTGAAAAAACAGTAATTGATCAGACAATTCTGGATGGCTGCAGAGAGTCTGTTCAAATACTAAAACAAAATAGAGATGTAATGTCTCTACTACAACTTGATTTAGATGATAGAGATCCAGATACTGAAGTGCACAATGAGTTGCTACTGTCCGGAAGTATTGGAGATTTACCATTTGGTATCAAAGGTGTCTTGGATAATATTGTAGTAGACAATACATCTAAGACTTTATTTGTCAATGATTTGAAGACAACAGGTAAACCTATACAGGATTTTAAAGATGCTGTAGAATATTACAGGTATTGGATTCAGGCAGTGATTTATGTTAAGCTTGCTCTTCAGAAGTATGTTGCTAGTGAAGATGCTCATAACTGGACAGTGCAGGTAACATTTATTGTTGTAGACAAGTATAACCAAGTATACCCTTATCAAGTATCTTTAGAAACGCTTGCTTTATGGCAAGAAAGATTTGAAACAGACATAGTACCTCAGATTAAGTGGCACTATGAAAACAGAAGATATGACTTACCTTATGAGCTTGCAATTGGTAATGTAAAATTGTAAACTTATGGCATTGAATGCGCTTTACAGGAAATACTTTCAAAAGTCCAAGATATTCTTATATCCGCTCTTGGAAATAAAAAGGGGGTCATGTGCCGTCCCAACAGAAACTTATGTTTCTTGGGATGAAAACTACACCACCGAGGATATGAAATTGGTCTGTGTATATCATACTAAGAATGATCCAGAGTATATTGAGTTTGAGAAGAATATTTTACTCAAGAATAATAGACTTGTAGATTATATTAAAGTAGATAGTTCTACTAGTATATTTATATTTGACTTTTCTGATTTCAGTGAAGATTGGTTTTATTTTGTTGATGGTAAATACAGCAGAATGAACCAAATATTAAAGCGCAAGATTCTGAATTATTTTGATGACAATAGTGCAAATCACATATATGTCAATAGCTATTTGTTTCCTGAGAAATTCTTTGAACAGTATGCAAAAATCTTAGATGTTGAAGTAGATTTACTCAAATCTGTTGGTGAGCTCTGTGATAAACCTCATATAGAGAGAGAAAATTTGTTGATTGAGGTTGCAGATTTGCAGAAATTAAAAATTCTAGGTTAACTTTGTAGAAATTAAAAACCAATAAAATGAGTGAAAACACTATGATGCTTGTCCAAGCAACTTGGAATGACAAGCAAACTTTCAGAATGATTCCTACTTCAGACACATGTCCTTATGTAGAATGTATTATGGATCCAGATACAAAAGTATTTGTGATAATCTCTAAAATTACTAAGACAACATTACATATGTTGCCTAAGTTAGATGACAATGGTGACCCAATGGTAACTAAAGTTAAGAGACCTAATGGCAGACAAGTAAGAGAAGAAAGAGCAAAGATTGAAACTTTCCAAGAGTTTTATGTTGAAGATATGGCAGCAGTGCATGAGTTAGTTAACTTGTTTGCAATCAATGCTAAAACTTTTAACTACAAGCAATTCATTGGAGCAGTTGAAGAAGAAAAATCTAAGAAGGCAGTTAAGTAATTAGCTCCTGTACAAAAAATAGAGAGGGAGTTTACGCTCCCTCTTTTTTATTAACTAAAAGGGGGAACAGCTTAACTGAACTAGCCTATGAGAACACATTATGTCATGGATTATGAAACCTTAAGTAACTGTTTTTTAGCAGTGTTTGAGGAAGTTCAATCTGAAGAACAAGAAATCTTTGTAATCCACAAAAGTAAAAATCAGATTATTGAATTGGTAGGTTTTCTTGAAAGGAATATTGCTATGAATGAATGGCATGTAAGCTATAATGGACTTGGATTTGATAGTCAGGTAACTGAACATGTTCTACGGAACAAGGAACAGTTGATGGAAATGGATGGTGATGAGATTGCTCAGTTTATCTATGGCAAGGTTCAAGATATCATCAGAAGACAAAATGAAGGAGAGTTTCTAGAATTTAGTCCAAGAGATCTCCAGATCAGACAAGTAGATGTATTTAAGCTTAATCACTGGGATAATCCAGCTAAGAGAAGTTCATTAAAGTGGATTCAGTTTAGCATGGATTGGAAGAACATCATTGACATGCCTATCCATCATAGTTCTGACATTAGAGCTGATCAGATTCCTGAGATCATAAAGTATTGTATTAATGATGTTAAGTCTACTAAGCAAATTATGTTCTTGAGTAAAGAACAGATAGCTTTAAGAAAGACTTTGACTGAAGAATATAATATTGATTTGTTCTCTGCTTCTGAGCCAAGGATATCTAAAGAATTGTTCTTACATTTCTTGAGTAAAGAAACTGGTATCAGGAAATATGATCTTAAACAGATGAGAACTTATAGAGAAAGGATTGTTGTAAAAGACATTATCTTGCCTTACATAAAGTTTAGTACTGCTACTTTTGAAAACTTACTTAAGAAATTTCAAGAAGTAATTATCTATCCTGGTGAAACTAAGGGAGGGTTTAAGTATTCTGTACAGTATCATGGAGTAAAGACTGATTATGGTCTAGGTGGTATTCATGGAGCAAGAGATAGTAGACTTTATGAATCTGATTCTGACATGGTCATTATGACAAGTGATGTTACATCATTCTATCCTAATCTAGCAATTAGAAATGGATGGGCTCCGGGTCATTTACCACAAGAAGAATTTTGTAATCTATATGAATGGTTCTTTGAGGAAAGAAAGAAGATTCCTAAGAAAGATCCTAAGAATTATGTATACAAGATTATTCTAAACTCAACCTATGGGTTAAGTAATGATGAAAATAGTTTCTTGTATGATCCTGAATTTACAATGAGAATTACAATTAATGGGCAGCTTACTTTGTCTATGTTGTATGAAATGATTTGTGAAGAGATTCCTGGTGCTATTCCACTTATGCAAAATACAGATGGTGTTG